CGGAATGTTCGCCTTCGACGGTGCGAATGTTCGACAAATATCCGTCGCGAATCAAGTCGCCGACGTTCGCCTCGTAGCAAACATGATTCAAAATATGATCGCGGTGGCATATTGCGCCCGTTCCCATGCGATACGCAGTTGCCGTGAGTCCGACCACGCGCAGCGACGGGTTGCGTGCCTTCATTGCGTCGATGAACTTGCGATATTTGCCCTCGCCGCGAACTGGGATGCGGTGCGCTTCGTCGATGACTAGCACGTCCTGCGGTGGAAAGTCCTCAGCTCGCTTGGCTACTGAGTCAATCGACGCAAACGTCACGCTACTGCGCGTCTCACGCCGCCTAAGCGACGCGGCAAAGACGCCAATGGAAAGAGTCGGATCGACGCCAGCAAGCTCCAGTGCGTTCTGCTCGACTAGCTCTTTGCGGTGCGCCAATACCATGACGCGGAAGTGCGGACACGCATCGAGCCATTGGTGCGCAAGTAGCGCCATGACTAGCGACTTCCCCGCGCCGGTTGGCAATACAATGCACGGATTGTCGTCGCGATCGCGCAGCGCAGCGTTTACGGCGTCAATCGCTTCGGCTTGGTATGGTCGCGGCGTTAGCATGATAAATCTCGTTTGATTCGCTTATTGTATGCTTCCTTGCACTTGGTGCATGTCTTCGTTTTCATAATAATAATCTAATCTGTGTTAATGTTTAGCCCCACTGCTCGCAGTCTCGTTTGATGCGCTGCCATCGTTGCGAGTTGCGACGATGCCGGATGTAAACAAGCGACGCGAATAGTAATAATGTAATATAAATCATAATAAAAATAGTGCCGGGATATAGCGCCCGGCGTCGCTGTTGTGTGGCTGGTGTTAAGACGTTGCTGATTTTCATTTAACAATCTGAACAGCAAGACAGATGCACCACGGTTTCAGTTTGTTTACAAGACGGCGACCGTCACGCTCGGTTTGCGCGGCGTAGTTGTCACTATTTTTGACAGTCGCGAGAACTCCATCGGATCGCTTTCGCGCAATGCTTCATACGCTTTGACGTTCAACTCGACTTTCTCGGTTGTTTTGGTCAACGAATCCGGCAAATCAATCCAGTCGTTGACCTTGTAACCAAGCGACGTTTTCAACGTCAGCTTGAGTCCGTTGTCAGTCTTGACGGTTTGGCTGCCGGCTTCGGCGAGATCGTATTGCGCGAGGATTGCTTCCTCGCATTCAATGCGGACCGCTTTGGCTTCGGCTTCGACTTGGCGCGCATGAAAGAGATTTGATGCTAGGTTTTCAATGCTCATGAGTCTGATTCCTCCATCATCGCGTCTGCTATTTCGTAAGCACGCTTAGCTAGTGTTCGTGGTGAATACCAGTATCTAGCATCGTCGCCACCAGTCCAATCATCGGCGTCACTTGTTGCTCCCTGCTGTAATCCGCCTGCGAGTGCCTGCGATGCGAACATGTCGCGCTTATTCATTTCTTCGTTTAAGGCCATAGTATTAGTCCCAAGGGTTTTTCTTAGTTGCGGCGGCGGCTGGTGCTGCTGCTGCCGGTGCGGTCGGCGCCGGTGCTGGTGCCTCGGCCTTGCTTGCGTCGTAGCCCTCAAGCGCAATGAACTTCTTGATGACGTTGCGCTCTTTGTCTTTCTTATCGAGTCCAACGCGCACGATGAGATTCGCTCCGATTAGCTCGTCTGTATCGGCTAGTGCTGGCTTGCCGATAGCAACGCGCAACGAGTGAAAATCACGCTGTCCGATCTCTTGAGCAATGTCGTTTTCATGCTGCAATGTGAACCAGTTGAAAAGCTTGCGGCCTTTCTGCGATTTATCCGCGACGTGACCGAGAACGGATAGCGTCATATTGCAGCCATGCCCATTCTTGTTCGCTGTTTCTTTAACGTCTGCCTTCTCGATCTCGGCGTAATAATCGCCATCTGGTAAAGGAGAGTTGTCGAACTCTGGTTGATCTTCGTATTCGTCGGCGTTGAATCCGCCCATTAGGTTTGTGATGTCTGACATAATATTTTAGTTTCCTTTGATGTTTTTATTTGGTTGTTGATTGCGCGGCTTCTGCTGCCGCATTGGTGAAAGCTTCCCATTCCAAGGGTAACTTGTAGGGCAAACGCCCGTAAACGCCACGCCCGCCGCCGGGATGCCCCGGACGTTTCTGTGTGAACAAGTAGCGCGCTCCGCTCAAGTCCTTGCCGATCTTCTTTTCTTTGTTAAATCCGACTTCCTCCGTCTTTACGATGGTTTCAGAGTTAGCAAAAAGAATCGAATCGGCCCAACGTTGCAACGCCAGTTGGATACGTTCGTGCAAGTCGAACTGGTATTGATCGAACGACGCGCCGAGTGGATCGTCGAACCGCTTGACCTTAACGTGGCCAATTAAGATACAACTGATTCCTTTTTGCCGGAGTCGGTCGAGTCCTTCCATTAGATCGCGCATCTTGTTTGCCGCAGCCGTGTAGCCTTTACCGAATCCCTTTTGATATTGCTCGATACTGTCGACGTTGTCTTCGTCGCAGAGCGTCGCCCAGATGACCGGCTCAAGCGCGGAAACGGAATCGACAATAAACGTTTTGTAGTCGTGTTCCTCTTTGATGAGAGTAGTCACGGCGTCCAGCACGTCGGCGAATGTTTCAGCGCGTGGAAACTTCGCCACGTCTAGATCATCGACGCCTTCCTCGCCTTTGATCGGCAGGAAGATCGGGTTATCAGCGCCGGCCGCAAAGGTCGATTTGCCGATCTTTTCGACGCCAAGTAATACGATGCGCGGCGCTTTGTGTTCAACGCCTTTCTTGATTGATGATAGGTCGAAGCTCATTAGTATCGCCCTCCCTTTTCGTCTGGTGTTATTGTAATGCTGGCGTCGTCACCTCGTTGCGATAAGACCTGCATACGAAACGCACGAATGCCCGTATTGCGTTCTAGCTTATCAAGTAGCTTTTCTATGGCTTCTTCCGTTTTTCTGATTTCTGATTTTACGTTCATTGTTTACTTTCTGTTATTGGTTATTTGTCTTTTACGAAAACGCCGCCGACCATTTTGCCGGTGCGCTTTGAAATTATTTGATAAGCCGAATCGAGGCATTCCTCGAAAGGCACGCCGATGATTTCCGAAAGCAGAATCAGCACGACTGTGCAGTCGCCGATTGCGTCAATCTTCTCGTCGCGGTCGTTCTCGCAGACAGCTTCGACAAGTTCCTCGACTTCTTCGATGAGCTTGTTGAGTTGCCCTCGCTCGGTTGCTTTGCCGTTCGGCCCGATGATGCCCTTGTCCACGCCCCAAGCGCGCACGTCGTTTATTGTATCTTGTATCATAATTTCTTTCTTATTGGTTGTTGTCTTGTCTGATTTCGGCAGTGTTGCCGTAGATTATTACGCAGCCATGCGGCCGGAACTCGGCTGCGGTCCAGCCGTCGCCTTCTTGCGTAGCGTCAGGGTTGCTCATTGGCACATTGTAAAGCGATTGAAATTTTTGCTTAACATCATCGACTGCGCCCTTCCAAACTGTCTCGACGTTATCAAGCTGTGTATTGTATCGCGCTTCTAAATTGTGCAGTGTCTCTTTTTTCTTCGCGTTCGGTAGCTCGACCAAATCGCGCGGCAAAGTCATCAAGCTATGCGAGTTAAATTGCCCGCCGTCGGTGTCTGGTCCGTGATGCCATACCGTGCCGTCGTCGCTTGTAAACTCGATGACTGCTGATCCGTCTTTGTTTTCAAAGCTGTCTGTCGGCTCGGCAAATGCAATCAGCCCTGGGATGAATAGATGCGAGTCGCAGACTTCGGTTGCTTCGTTGCCATGCTGATCGCAAGTCCATTTGCCGTCAGCGATCGGCGTCGAATACGTGCAGTTGCGGCAATGCAACTCTGGGACCGGCACGGCGGTATCCTCGCTTGTTCCGTGGCAAAGCTCTTTCGCGTCGCAGAATTTGCACGCCCAGGCGTCTGGCCTGTCGCTGATTCGCTCTGGTGGTTGCGTCGCGTTGATGATTGATTGCGCTTTGTCGATATATGACTGCGCACGCTTGCTGTCGTAGCGTAGGCGCTCGGTATAAAGCGCGTCGGTGTCTTTGTTGACAACCATATACAAAGCCCGTTTCAAGCCCGTCAAATGCATGTAGACTTGCATCTGAGCGAAGTGTTGCGGCTTGTCCTTTTCGACGCCGTCCT